ATGGGTAGTTGATGATTTATACTATGCGGGTTATAAAAAGTTTTTAAAGTTGTTTGATAATTCTAACGAACGACATGTTGACTATGGTAACGGAACTTTGTATTATAAAAAAGATATGCAATATCCTACAGACATTGATCCTAGAGAAGAGTACTTAATGTTTATTAAGTTTCAGCTACAAGATTTACCTATCCGTATTAAAGATTTTAAAAAATCATGGGGCGTAAAATATCCACCAGGTGCATACAGCGGATTGCATTCACATCAACCTGGAAAACAACTAACAAGTGTGTTATTTTTAGACACACCAAAACCAAGTGTAGAATATCCTTTAGCAGGTTGTTTAACTACACTACAGCCAACAAACAGTGAGATTCAATACTTAACACATAAACCTATTGAAGGCAAAATGGTAATCTTAGATGGTAAAGTATGGCACGGATCTTATCCTACACTAGAAGATAGACATGTATTTGTTGTAGACTTTGAATATGAAGGTGTAATATAGTGGATATAGAAACTTTAGATACTACATATCAAGGCGACAAAGACTTTTTTTGGCTATGTTATAACGGACGTATACCTGACTATTGGATTAGTAAAGACAAATATACAGACTATAGTAAATTTTTAGAACTATTTGATAATCCACCAAAGTCGCATGTAGATTACGGCGGCGCAGTAATACAATATAAAGACGATGACTTTACATATCCTTATAATATAGATCAACAAGGTCTATATCTAGAGTGGATTAAAAAATCTATAGAAAAGTTTCAGTTTAAAAATGTAAAATTTAAAAAGTGTTGGTGGCTAACATATCCAAAGAATACTTTTTCAGGATTACATACACATGAAGATAGAGGACAACGCACAATGACCTGTGTTATGTTCTTAAACACAATATCAGTAAGCACAGAAACACCATTAAATGGTAAATTAAAAGCAATTACTATGAATCCTGTAACAGGTGAACTAGTAAGTGATATGATAAAATGTATAGCAGGCGATGTAGTGGTTATGGATGGTAAAGTTTACCATGGTGTATATCCTACATTAGAAGAAAGAAAAGTATTTGTAGTTGACTTTACGTATGATGTAGAGATCGACTAATGATAAGGTTCAGTTCTTGTCAGCAATCACCAGGATTGCAAATACATATAGTATATAAAGAAACATAAAAGGAAACAATATGACACAGTGGATTGGAGCAATCACAAGAGGACATAACGGCGGCGCCGTATTATTAAAAGATGGTGAAATTGTATTTTCAATCGAAGAAGAACGTCTAACTCGAAAGAAATACGACGGTGGACCACTTGCCGCAATGATTAAATTCCTTGATTACACAGATAAATTAGATTATCTTGTAGTAGCACATACACAACCATTAGCAGAATCAAGTAGAATTGACTTTAGTGGAGGTGATATGTATACAGGACTAGCAAGGAAACTAGGACTAATTGATAGAAACGATAATGCTTACACAGCAGATGGCCAACACAACCATAGACAAGTAATTGACCTAAGTCATATACATCATAAACTACATGCGGCATGTGCATTTTATCGTTCGGGATTTGAATCAGCAGTAAGTGTTATTGTTGATGGAGCAGGTACATTTATACCAATGAACATTAACATGGGTGTGTTTAACGAAGAATATATGTCATGGGAATGTGAAAGTATCTTTAATTGTGCATACCCTGATAACTTTAAAACTTTATATAAGCACCAAGGTGGTAATGGACCTTTTCCTGGAACACGTATTCCGTACATTCCATCAGATCGTGAAGGCGAAGAAGGATTCCATGAACTTGTATTAGATGATAGTGCAGGTATTGTTAAAGCATACGAAGCAGTAACACAATATTGTGGATTTCAACCTATTGAAGCAGGTAAAACTATGGGACTTGCTCCATATGGTAAGAAAAATTCAAATATTCCACCAATTTATACCGACGGCAATGGAGGCAAGTGGCGTACAAGTGATAGAAATGTTGTTATTCCTACATATCCAAACGCGGCCTTAGTAAATGAAGCAAAATATGAGTATTTAGAAACATCACAAGATATAATTGATAGTAAAACTGACCTAACTACCCAAGAAAATCGTAGAGACTTAGCATTTGCAGTACAAGAAGGATCACAACAGGAAGTATTAAACCTTATTTTTAAAGCAGTTGAAATGTCTGGTAATAAAAACGTAGTACTAAGTGGCGGCTATGCACTTAACTGTGTTGCAAACTACTGGTACCTTGATAAATTGAACAAAGAAGGTATTAAGTTATATGTTGAACCTGTTAGTAACGATGCAGGTACAGCAATGGGTGCGGCTATGTTAGTATATCATCAAACTACCAAAGACAAAACTGTAAGACATTATGCAGAAACAATCTACGAAGGTTTTGAGTATACATATACTAATGAGCAAATTGAAGACACTGCAAACAAGTATGGTGCTACAATTATTGACGCTGATAAAGAATTAGTTGTAGAAATGATTAGAAATAAGAACATTGTTACTATGTTTCAAGGTAAAAGCGAAAACGGACCACGTGCATTAGGTAATAGAAGCATATTATTTGATCCAACATTTGAAGACGGCAAGGATTACGTAAACAAAGTAAAGCGTAGAGAGTATTTTAGACCCTTTGCTGGAACAATTATGTTAGAGTATGCACACGAATGGTTTGATATGCGTGGACTAGAGCAAACACCGCATATGATGTATGCAATGGATTGCCAAGAAGGCATTGCAGAAAAGATTCCAAGCATCATTCATGTTGATGGTACTTGTAGAATTCAAACTGTAACCAGAGAACAGAACAAACACTACTACGAGCTTATAGAACAATTCCATAAAGCAACAGGAGTTCCAATTATTTTCAATACTAGTTTTAACTTAGGTGGCGAACCACTAGTTGAAACTCTAGATGATGCTGTACGTACACTTTATAATAGTGAGATGGAGTATTGTTACCTACCCGAGTATGGCAAACTAATTGAAATGAAGAACTAATGCTGGTAAACTTATATTCGATTCCAGTATATAAGATAAAACTACCGGAGCATGAACAAGTACAACAAGACTTTGCTGATATACTTGATAAAGATGAGTATTTTAGTAAAATTCCTTCTTGGTACAGTCCTGTGGATACTACATATGGTAACCCTGATGCTTCAAACTTACCATTTAAGACATTTATTAGATCAGCAATTACCGGACTAAACGAATATCTTGAAAACTTTAGTATAGACTTAACATTAGACTATAGGATTGAATGTTGGCTCAATAAGTATAATCCGGGCTCATATCAAGAAGTACACAACCATGTAGGAGTATCACAAATTAGTTGTGCATACATGATGCATACTCCTAAAGACAGTGGTAACTTTGTATTCTACAACAAAGCATATGATTTTTTGCATCAGTCAGGTCTTCCATCATTAACTACACAACCATTTAGATACAATAATAGAGTAACACCTCCTTTAGAAGAAGGTGATATTGTATTTTTTCCTAGTAACCTAGAACATTACGTATCTAATAATACTAGCGACCAAGTAAGGTCAACAATTAGTGCTAATTTTGTACTATCGGAGAAACAAGATGATTAAAAATACAATTAACGAAGAAGAAACATTTGCTGTCAACGAAGACTACGACACAAGATTATACAAGTTTGGAAAAGCTGGCGTACATGTATTAGTAGTAGATAACTTTTATAAAAATCCACATTTAGTAAGACAACTTGCTTTAGATATTCCAGCATCTGTTAATAGACGTATTAGAGGCGGCAACCCTGCACTACGAATTAATGCATTTTATGAGCTATCAAGTCTAGCTCAACCATTTCACCACTTAGCATCAGAGTTTTTTCCAGAGATAATGTATCAGTACGAACCAGGATACATGGATAGAAGTTTTATGAACGCAACATTTATGATTAATGTTATGCAATCAGAAGGATTGCCTCCACTTGCACCACATCAAGACAATCGATCAGGCATGAATCTTGCTAGTACAATCTATCTAAACAACGAAAACGAATCTGCTGGCGGAACAAGTTTTTACGAGTTTGGTGGCAAACACTTTTATACTGACAGTGTAGTAGAGAATGATTTTCACGTTACTATGGATGTAGAAGGTAAGATTCCAGTAACACAATACATTACTGATAGTTCACATGACTGGAAAATGATTGGAATGATACCAATGGTGTTTAATAGAATGGTATTATACAATCAGGCAGTATTACATACTGCATATGTTAAGCCAGGTATGTTTGTAAATGATAACTACAGAATGAATCAGCAGTTTTTTATATAGGAGAATAGCATGGATGATAACTTTGATGGAGTAGAAGTATATGATAATGTATATCCGATTGACTTTTGCAAACAAGTAATTAAAAGATTTGAAGAGCTGTCTTCAATGCAGATGACTGCAATACAACAGCAAGGTATTGATAGAAATCAAGACGAACGTATATACATGGACTGGGCAAATCACAACAGTCATTACCATGCTGACGAAGATTTATGTAAATTTTTCTTTGAAACCCTAAACAAAACGTATTTAGAAAAGTATAAAACAAAATACGAGAGCTTAGGATTATTATTTCAACATACAGCAAAAGGTATGAGTGTCCAAAAAACAAAACCACACCAAGGATACCACGCATGGCATTGTGAAAATGCAGATGTACCAACAAGTACTCGAGTATTAGCATACACATTATATTTGAATGGTGTTGAAGAAGGCGGCGAAACAGAGTTCTTGTATCAAGGACATAAAATCAAACCTGCACCTGGAAGATTAGCTATCTTTCCTACATCATTTACGCATCCACATCGGGGCAATCCTATCTACAAAGGCGTTAAGTACATTATAAGCGGATGGTATACATTAGACCACTAGGAACAAAATGAAAATAGCAGTAGTAGGTGGCGGCACAGCAGGCTTTGTGTCAGCGTTAATATTAAAAACAAGTTTTCCAAACTTTGAAATTGATGTAATTCGATCTACCAAGATTGGAACTATCGGTGTAGGTGAAGGTAGCACAGAACATTGGTCTGCCTTTATGGATTTCGTTGGTATTCAAACAGGTGAACTTATTAATGAATGTGATGCTAGTTTTAAATCTGGTATTATGTTTGAAGACTGGAGTGAGAAACCATACTTACAAAGTGTTCATGAGCCATACGTTGCCGAACAACTAGGTGCACCAATTGCATATGCTAAATTAATTGGTGAAAAGGTAGATGCTAGAGAGTTAACAGGTGAATACCTTTGGAATAATGAAACACCATTTAATAAATTTATGGACGAGCGTCCTAATGACACTGGAGTAGCACAATATCATTTTAATACTGCAAAGTTAAATGACTTTTTAACTAAGTTTGCAATAGACAAAGGTATTAACGTTATTGATGATGAGATTACTAGTGTAAATGTTAGTGAATGGAACAAAGTACAAACAATACAAGGCGAAAAAGAATTATATGATTACGATTTTTATATAGACTGTACAGGATTTAGTCGTTTACTAATTAGTGCAGTTGGTTCTGAGTGGCAAAGCTACAGTAAGTATCTTAAAATGAAAGAAGCTATTGTGTTTCCCACACCAGAAGGAGATGAAATACCAATATGGACACTTGCAAAAGCAATGGATGCTGGTTGGATGTTTCGTATACCTGTTCAAGGACGCACCGGCAATGGTTATATATTTGATAGTGATTTTATTACAGCTGAACAAGCACATACTGAAGTTGAAAAATATTTAGGACACGGTGTTGAAGTAGCAAAACATATTAAATTTGATCCAGGCACACTTGACAAAGCATGGATTAGTAATGTATGTGCTATTGGACTAAGTCAAAGTTTTGTAGAACCATTAGAAGCAAGTAGTATTGGTAGTAGCATTAATCAAACATTCTTATTAGCACAACGTCTTGTAAATTATAATGAAGAAACAATTAATAGATATAATCTTGAAGTTACTGCTATTATGGATAATATTAGAGACTTTATTGTACTACATTATATTACTGAAAGAAGAGACACACCGTTTTGGAAGGCAGTATCAGAAGTAACTTTACCAGATAGTTTAGATAAAAACTTACGTATGTGGAAAGTCAGAATGCCAATTGCTGACGACATGACTACACATACTAAAAAAGTTTTGTTTAACGAATATAACTATGCATTAGTGATGCATGGACTAGGATTATTTGATAACGAAAGTATTTTAAAACAATATGAAACAGTTCCGCAAGGAGCAAAGGATCATGTTGAACAGTCAATACAACACAAATTAGAATTTGATAAAACAAAAACTATTCCTCACAAATTAATGCTTCAATTGTTGCGGAGACTAACGTGAGAACATTTGCCTTTGGATGTAGTTTAACACAATATTTTTATCCTACATGGGCTGACATCTTAATACATCATTATAAACAAGAAGGTGCCACTGTTGGAGAGAACTGGGGACGTAGTGGTGCAGGTAATCAATATATTTCAACTCGGCTATGGGAAGCACATACTGAACATAAGTTTAATAAAGATGATATTATCTTATTGCAATGGTCTAGTTTTTTTAGAGAAGATAGATTTCATATGGGCAAAGGCTGGCACACTCCAGGTAACTTTAGTAAATCAACAGTAGGACAAGACATTCCGTTTGTACTTAACAGTTGGCGGTACGAGTCTATGTGGCAATGGGCTGACATGGCCTGGGCTACAATGCGTGATTGTGCATTAATAAGCAGTACACATAAAGCATTAGAAAGTTTAGGATGTAGAGTTATATCCACAGGATTTAGACAACCTACTGAAGGTTGGGACGAACTTAGTAAAGAATTTAATACTAAAAATAAATATTTAGAATTAGAAGATGTAAGAGCTATATTAGAAAAATATAAAGACGATATTAAAACTACATGTCCACCAATACTTAATGCACTAGGATTTGGAGTTGACGACGAGTTTTTTAAAACAAGACCAACTAGTATACCTGATCCAAATCCAGAACTTTTACACTTACATCAGCCCGAAGTACACCCACTTACACACGAAGCGGCAGACTTTGTACAAGAACATATATGTAAATTAAATAACAAAACATTAGCCTTTGTTGACAAATGGAAGCAAACATTGACAGCTGAAGGATCAATAAAACTTTACGAATTAGACTGGTTTAACTCAGAAGTACATGGCTGGTCAGACGATAGATGGAGACCTTAGAATGAGTACCCCCGTAATAGGACTAGACAGAGACGGAACAATAAATGTAGACATAGGCACATACGTAACAAAGCCCGAGCAGTTTACACCTATTGAAGGCAGTCTAGAAGCAGTTAAGATGATACGTAACAAGGGTTATGATGTAGTTATTTTAACTAATCAAGCAGGCATAACAAAGGGTATAATGGATCCGGTAGACGTTGACATTGTTAATAATTATATGTTAGAATTACTTTGGAATATAGGTTGTAGGAGCATCAACGGATTGTATTATAGCACATCTAACTTAAAAGAAGACGTATATGCTAAACCTAATACAGGCATGTTTAAGCGTGCCGCGGCAGAAATCGGAGTTGATTGGAAGAATGGTGTGTATGTAGGAGATAAAATTAGTGATTTAAAAGCCGCTGTAAAGGCTAAAGCAAAGCCTATACTAGTACGCACAGGACATGGCGCTGAAACAGCTAAGAAGTTAAATACATTTGCTAACAAAGACCTTAAAAAACAAACAGAAATATTTGATAATCTAAATCAGTTTGCTCATAGCCTAGTAGATTTAACTTAAATTGTACTGTTACATATCTTTGTAAAACGATAAATACAATATGGAGCATGAACAATGAATAAACTTCTGACAAATCTTTTCAGTAAAGGTGCAAATAACACCATTCATCTGCCAGACAGATCGAGTTTTAGTTATAAAGGTAGCTGGATTGGGGTGCAATATAATACAGTTGTAGACTCATTTCATTTAGGTGAATACAGCAGTGCAGTGTATCAAATTACAGTAGAATTTGATTCAAATGAAAAAGAGATTATGCAATTATCAGTAGTTGCTAGACCAGATAGAGCTGTTGCAAATATATTTGGACGTTCAAGTATTAACCAAGAATTAGTAAATTTATCTGTCACAGTTGATGCAAGTACGGTAAAGATTAACGCTAGTCCAACGTCAAATATTTACGCTGGTGCTAAGTTAATTTTCCATGCTACGTATGCAAAAACTATTCATCAGCTTACTCCTCCTGCGATAGTCGCAGATGTATCCACTGTAGAGGAGTCTGGGGTAAATACTTTTGATGCAACAACTACGTATTTCGATAATACAAACATAACATTTGATAAGGTGTAAGGAATGGCAAAATCAACAATTAACTTAGGTACAGCCGCAAACGACAGTACTGGCGATAATCTTAGAGCAGGTGCTACTAAGATTAATGCTAACACGGACGAGCTGTATAACGCTTTAGGCGACGGAACAAATATTAAAGATATTGTTAACTCAAGTATGGAACTTGATATACAAAATGACGATTCAAAGATTAACAAAGTAGCATTCCATGCCGCAACGTTAAACCAAATGAACGCAATTAGTACAAGCACATATCATGGTGCAATGCTACACGTACATGAAGGTGGAACAGTTTATGTTGCACACGCGAGTGCATGGCGTAAATTACTTTTAGATGCAAGTGCAGGAGCAATTCCTAATTATACTGACCCACTTAAACCTATTGCATACATAGGAAATATTAATTCATTATCAGATGTTGATACTGTATCACAAGCACCACAAGCTGGCAACGTTCTTAAATGGGACGGAGGCAAATGGGCACCTGGAGTTGACGTATCATCAGGCGGAGCGGCAGTTGATGCTGGCACCCTTGATGGCTTTGACAGCTCGTACTTTACAAACTACAATAACTTAAACAACAAGCCAACCATTCCAACATCGCTTGTTAATTTAAGTATTACAGACGGCTCAAGTGGACAAGTTTTATCTGCAAACGGTAATGGAACATTTACATTTATTACACCAGCGGCAGGCGGATTACAAAATATTTTCCAAACAGTTGAAGGTGATACAGGTACTACTACAGCAAATTCACAAACAGATACATTAACAGTTGCAGGTGGTACAAACATTACAACTAGTATTGTTGGCGATACACTAACTATTAATTATAGTGGTGATGCACTAAGTGGTGAAGCTAACCAAAACGCATTTAGTAATGTACAATCAGACGCAGGATTAGCGGCGGCTGATAGTAAAACTGATACACTAACTATTGCAGGTGGTACAAATATTACTACAGCAGTATCAGGTGACACAGTTACTATTAACGGAACAGTTCCAACGTTTGCAAGTTTATCAGATACAGATTTAACAGGAGCAACAGCAGGTAATGTTTTAGTATACAACGGTACAAACTGGATAGATACTTTACACACATACGATCAGATTGCATATCCTGCAATGACAATGTTAATTGTAACAGCTGATAGTAATAATGGATATAAGTTTAGTCAATATGGTAATACAGAAGATCCAACAATTTATGCTTTGGCAGGTGCAACGATTGCATTTAAAATTAACAGTGGAGCAAATCATCCATTCCAAATTGAAACAAGTGGAGGATCAGCATACGATAATGGACTTGTTCATGTTGCATTAGACGGAACAGAAACAACAGGGTCAGATGCACAGGCTAAAACATCAGGAACATTATATTGGCAAGTCCCAGCTAACATTAGCGGCAACTATCAATATCAATGTACAGTACACGGTTCAATGCAAGGTACTATTGTAGTTAAAGCATTGAGTGCAATCTAAGGAAATAGGAATAAATGGCAACAGTAATTAACG